TGGTCTAGAATTTCATGTTCGCTGACTTCGCAGGCTGTTGAGGGTTAGGCTTCGTAAATTACACGAAGATTTCCCAGAATCCGAAGAAGCTAAACGCATATCAAACGATATTTGGAGCGAGGGAACGACTGGAAATACAAAGGGCGGTCTGTTTGATATGCTCAAATGATTGAGCAATATTGTGATTGCCTCCTGCGTCTATTTATCGTAAGATAGGCGGCGCTAATCCCCGCAGTGATGCGGCACGGCCTTTAATGGAAGGCAATCAATGCCTAGCACATCAGTAGCCCTTCCACCTCCTGTAGGTGGCTTAAATCTCAAAGACGCCCTTTCGGACATGCCGGAGACGGACGCTGTCCTGATGGACAACTGGTTTCCGTCCACGGACAAGGTAGACGTGCGCCGGGGTAACTCTGCACATGCGACGGGAATGACGGGCGCTGTTGAGACATTGATTCCGTATGTACCGTTATCAGCTACAGGCGTCCTGTTTGCGGCCAATGCGGGCGACATTTATGATGTAACGGCGGCGGGCGCTATCGGCGCGGCTGTTGTCACGGGAATGACGAACGACCGCTGGCAGGTGGCGCAGATTGGCACGGCGGCTGGGCAGTTTCTTTCTCTGGTTAATGGGGCGGACGCGCCAAGGGTTTACAATGGCTCGACTTGGGGGACCACCCCGGCGATTACGGGGCCGACAGTCGCCAACCTGATTTGGAACAACGTCCACCAAAGGCGCCTATGGGTGGGGGAAAAGGACAGCCTGACTGCCTATTATCTGGCGGTTAACTCAATCGGGGGCTCTGCGACGGCGTTTAGCCTTGCGGGCATTGCGTCGCTTGGCGGGTACATCATGGCAATGGGAACATGGACGCGGGATAGTGGGACCGGCATGGATGATATTGCGGTATTCATCACATCCGAGGGCGAAGCCATTGTTTATCAGGGGACCGACCCGGCGGCGGCGGCAACGTGGTCACTGATCGGCGTGTTTCGCATTGGCAAGCCCATAGGGCGGCGGTGCTTAATGAAGGCAGGTTCTGACGTTATCATTATCACACAGGACGGTTTTGTGCCGTTATCGGCTATCCTTAGTATGGATCGGTCGCAAGCGCAAATGGTGGCTCTGTCTGGTAAGATTTCAAGGGGCGTTAATGACGCTGTTCGCTCTTTCGGCACCCTGTACGGGTGGCAACCCATCTTATACCCCAAAGGTACGATGATGGTGTTCAACATCCCCCAGACGGCTTCCAAGAGCTATCAGTATGTGTTTAATACCATAACCGGGTCAGCGTGTCAGTTTACGGGCATAAACGCCGTATGTTTCGGCCTCTTGAATGACGATATGTATTGGGGCGGTGCTGACGGGACTGTGAACAAGTTTGACGATGGTGTGAGCGATTTAGGATCCGCTATTGTGGCCGATTGCGCCCAGGCGTTCAGCTATTTCGGGTCGCCGCAACAGACGAAAATATTTAAGCAGGTAAACCCCATCTTTTTTAGTGACGGGAACCCACAGGCCGCTATTGATTTCAACACAGACTTCCAAGTCTCAGCGGCATCAGGTTTAGCACAAGCTTCGGCTGTATCGTCTGCCCTCTGGGGCATATCCAAGTGGGGCATTGGCCTCTGGGGAACTGCAAACCAGATATACAAGGGCTGGCGCGGAGTGCGGGGAAGTGGCCGTTCTGGCGCTATCCGCGTGCGGATAAGCACAACGTCAGCTAGGCCGTCATGGATTTCAACATATGTGACGTACTCCCTTGGGGGTAAACTGTAGACATGCTATAATACTGTGGGGACGCGGTTTGCAAGCCGTAGTCTTTTGTGTTCATACCTCCGCGAAAGGCGTGTCCCCATTTTTCAACAGAGGTAAGAGGATGGCGGTATGAAGAAAAGTTTAGTTTATGGCGTAGGCGTGAATGATGCTGATTATGTTGTCAAACCAACGATTGACGGGGAAACAACCTGAAGACAGGGTAGCCGTGGGGTTGATCCTCCATGCCGACTTAATAGAATCTGGTCAGTTATAAATTAACCTGTTTGCAGTTAAGGTGTTTTGGTGTTAGTATATGGTGAAGATGAGTTTGTAGCAAAATGGGTTAGTGATTTAATCCCACATGCTGACGGGTTCGGGCCATGCGTTACTATAGGGGTGACAAACACCAAAGACGAATTGATTGCCGGAATTGTCTATAATTCATACCAGCCGAGATACGGCACCATTGAATTGAGCATGGCGGCAATCAGCCCCAGATGGGCAAAGAAAGAGATTATATCCGAATTGCTCCGGTATCCGTTTGAGCAGTTAGGGTGCTACAAAGTCTACACGGTTACGCCTGCCGAGAACGAAAAGGCGCTAAAGGTAAACGCTCATATCGGCTTCAAAAGAGAGGCAATATGCGCAAGTCACTTCGGCAAAAAGAAGCACGCCGTGATTATGCGAATGTTGTTGCCGGACTATATCCGGCTTTTTGGAGAGAAATAAATGGGCAAATCAGCACCATCACAACCCGCCCCGATCATCGTAGACGCGGGGAAATCCGCGTCAAGTCAGGCCACGTTCAACAAAGAGGCTGGATTACAGCAACGCGCCTTGAACATGGTGGACCAGTACACTCCGCAGGGGTCAACGACATATTCTCCAACCGGGACGGAAACCGAGGGCATTCCCGGAATGAAGGTCACGCAGACCTTATCCCCTGAACAGCAAAGACTTTACGATATGTCTACCCGGCTTTCGCAACAGTACGGGGATATTGGCGAGTCTCAGCTTGGCAAGGTCGCGGGGTCGCTTTCAGACCCATTCAGCACAGCCAGTCTGGGGGATGCTCCCCAGATTAACGAGGCAACGCGGTCCTCAACGCTGGCTAACATGATGGCACGGCAACAGCCGCAGATGGACCGAGATAGGGCCGCGCTTGAAACGCAACTGGCGAATCAGGGATTTATGGCTGGCACCGAGGGCTACAAGTCGGCGATGGACGAGCGCAACCGCGCAATGAATGACATGTATCTTGGGGCTGACATCGGCGCAGGCGCTGAAATGGCGAATATGTACGGCCTTGAAAGCACGGCGCGGGATAAGGCCATCAACGAAATGCTCATGCAGCGTAACCAGCCCATGAGTGAATTGTCCGCCCTTATGTCCGGTTCACAGCCCACATCACCGCAGTTTCTATCAACGCCGCAGGGCAACATTTCAGCGCCTGACTTTATGGACGCTCAATACGGGTCCGCGAACATGCAGAACGCGGCCAACCAGAACGCATTTAACCAGCAGACAGGAATGTACAATGCCAACTTGGAAGGGCTTTATGGCTTGGCTGGCGCTGGGGCGGGGGTTGCCGGGGGAACTTATGGCGGTTCTGGCTGGACGTTCTCTGACCGTCGCCTGAAACGCAATATCGAGCGCATTGGCAAATTGGCGAACGGCTTGGCGGTTTACACCTATAATTACATTTGGGGCGGTGTTGCCCAGATTGGCCTGATGGCAGATGAGGTTAAGGCGATCCATCCTCACGCGGTTAAACGCTTCGGAGGGTTTGACGCCGTGAATTATGCGGAGGCCGTAAAATAATGGCACAAGGATTCAACTACGGACCCGGCCAAAACCTGACGCGCAACAACCGGTTCGCGCAAATGCTAATGGCGCAAGAGGCTAACCGCGCGCCTATCCGGTCGCACACTCAGGGTTTGGCATCAATACTCCGTCAGGGCTTGGCGGGTTATATGCAGGGACAGGACGCGAACCAGTTACAGGCCGCTCAGGGGGCCTTCGCTACTCCTTTGGACCAGCAACCCCCCGGCATGGATCCGGGCGAACAGGGGCCACCGCAAGCGCCTGTAGACCCATATGGCTCACGGCGCAACCTTATGATGGAACTATTGCAGGGCGGAAACCCGCATGCAGGGCAAGGGCTGGCGCAAATCGCACAATTGAGCGAGGCTTATAGGCTTGGGCAGGAACAGCGGGCACAGGGTATGTCTGATTTTGAACGTCAATTGCAATTGAAACAGCAGTATGGTGGTGCGGGTGGAGACCCCACAAGTAACATGAGGGATTTTGCAGAATACCAGAGGCTTATGACAGAGTACCCGCCAGATAAAGACGGGAATTTAAGCCCGCAAGTC